GGTGGCGGCCGTGGTGCATACGAGCCGCGATTCTTTGATGAATACTACAATCAACCTTTGCCGATGTTTCGGCCGCAGTATAGAGACACTACTATAGGTATTAACCCTCCCCTTGCGGATTCCGAAATTAGAGACCCGGGCGAAGCTATTTACACAATGGACCCCGGTAGAACGGCCACCGGTGTAGGCACACAATCGTACGTACCCACAACCCCCACACTAACCAACCCACAAATACAACAAGCCGCTGCCGATAAAGCCGCTGCCGATAAAGCCGCTGCCGATAAAGCCGCCGCAGAGAAAGCTGCTGCCGATAAAGCCGCCGCCGCGAAAGCCGCTGCCGCTAAAAAGAAAAGCCCATTTCGACTAGGTAGGTTTGCTGTTGGCGGTTCCGTGATTGCCCACAAAGGCATGACCCCTAACCTCAAGAAGCAGTTGAAAAACAAATGACCACTTCAGGCACAACAGGATTTAATCTAGACCTCAATAGCCTTGTAGAAGAAGCTTTTGAGCGTTGCGGTGCTGAACTGCGTACCGGCTATGACATGCGCACTGCGCGTAGGTCGTTGAATCTGCTGACTATTGAGTGGGCAAACCGGGGCATCAACCTCTGGACTATTGAGCAAGGTAGCATTCCACTAACTCAAGGCACCATCGCCTACGACATTCCGGCGGATACTATTGACCTGCTTGACCACGTTATCCGTAACGGCGCCGGCCAGAACCAAATAGACATCAACATCACGCGTATTTCCGAATCTACGTACGCGATGATTCCTAATAAAAACGCCCAAGGCCGTCCAATTCAGGTGTGGATTAACCGCCAGTCGGGTGCTACTTATCCGGTCGGGGGCCAGCCGGCAGGAACAAACCCAATTACCGGTGTAGATAGCCCTAAGATTAATATTTGGCCGACGGCCAATTTGGATAACTACTACACGTTTATCTACTGGCGCATGCGCCGGATTCAGGACGCAGGTAACGGCGTTACTACTCAAGACATCCCGTTCCGGTTTTTGCCGGCTATGGTTTCTGGGCTGGCTTATTACATGTCTATGAAAATCCCCGATGCCATGAACCGCATTGAGATGCTGAAAGCTGACTACGAACAACAATTTCAACTCGCTGCAGACGAAGACCGAGAGAAGGCAGCTATTAGACTGGCGCCCCGTGTTGGGTATGTTGGTGGCGGTGGTTGGTAAATGGCCTCGAAGTTTTCGTCCGGCAAGAACAGTATTGCGGAGTGCGACCGTTGCGGCTTTAGGTATAAGCTAAAACAACTAAAGCGGTTGGTTATTAAGACAAAAAACATTAACATACTCGTATGCCCAACCTGTTGGGAACCTGACCAGCCGCAGTTATCTTTAGGTTTGTACCCGGTCAACGACCCGCAAGCAGTAAGAAATCCTAGACCTGATGTGAGTTATTACCAGTCAGGACTAACAGCAACAGGCACCATTGGTGAGGGCAGTAGAATAATTCAGTGGGGGTGGGACCCTGTAGGATTTAATAATTCTTTAGACCTACCCATCCCAAACAACCTTCTTGCTGAAGGGCAAGTAGGAACAGTAACAGTAACAACAAATTAGGAGTGCTTCATGGACAAGAAGACTGTTAAGAAAATTGCTGACGTGGAAGTCAAAGCCCACGAAAAGCGCATGCACGGTATGAAAAAGGGCGGCGTTGCCACTGCTGATATGAAGAAGTACGGCCGCAATATGGCCCGAGTCATGAACCAGCGCAGCACCGGCCGTGGCCGGTAAGAGAGCAAATATGAACTCCGATAAGTTTGAATATTTCCCTGCTACTACCCCGGACCCGCTGGAGAAGTACGTTCAGCCGAAAGAATACTCGGTAGATATGGGCCAAAATGGGTACCCGGAAAGCATCGACAAAACCCAAACCGTGAAGACTCGCGGCACGGGCGCTGCCACTAAAGGCAACAAACACAGCAACAATACGCAATAATGAACTACAACCAACTTGTAACCGCTATTCAGGACTACTGCGAGAATACGTTCTCGACAACGGACATTAACACGTTCATTGAACAGGCCGAACAGCGGATTTACAACTCGGTGCAGTTGCCAGCCTTGCGTAAAAATGTTACTGGGAATGCTACAGCCGGCAATAAATACCTAGCAGCCCCATCTGATTGGTTGGCTACATACTCTATGGGTGTTATTGACGGGCAAGGTGGCTTCAAGTACATGCTGAATAAAGACGTAAACTTTATTAGAGAAGCGTATCCAATGCCCGCCGATACTGGTGAGCCTATTTATTACGCATTGTTTGACCAAAACACGTTTATCCTAGGCCCCACGCCAAACATCGCGTACAACATTGAACTGCATTATTTTTATTACCCGCAATCAATCATCACGGCTGGCACTAGCTGGGTTGGCGATAACTTTGACACAGTACTGCTGTATGGCTCGTTGGTAGAAGCATATACGTACTTGAAGGGCGAGCAAGAAATGCTTCAGGTATATAAAGCTCGGTATGACGAAGCACTGCAACTTCTCAAACAATTGGGCGATGGCAAAAACAGGCGCGATGCCTATCGCAGCGGTCAAGTTCGGTACCCGGTACAATAGGAGAAATAAGTGTTTACTTCAGAAATTCCGATGTTGTTGGGTGGGGTTACAGTACATACCTCCAATAATCGTGGATTTACCCCCGAAGAACTTACTGAACGGCTGTTGGATAAAATTATTTATGTGGGCAAGAACTCACACCCGGTGATTAAAGAACAAGCAGAAGCGTTTCGTTTTCAAATCAAAGGCGTTCTTCTTGCGTATATGAAAGAAGCGGTTGCATGCCACAATGTGACCATTGGAAATAGACTCGTGGATGCAGGGCATCCCGAACTTGTAAAACTTTTGGATTAGGGAGTTTATTATGGCAATCAGCCAAGCTATGTGCACTTCGTTTAAGGTCGAACTTTTGACCGCGACGCACAACTTTACCGCCTCTACCGGCGACGTTTTTAAAATTGCTCTGTACACCTCGTCGGCTTCTTTGGACGCAACCACCACTGCTTATACGACTTCTAACGAAGTTGTTGGTACTGGGTACACTGCAGGTGGCAACACGCTGACCAACGTTACCCCCTCGTCTTCGGGCACCACCGCACTTACCGACTTTGCTGACACCACGTGGAGCACGGCTACTATCACCGCCCGCGGCGCTATGATTTACAACAGCAGCAAGTCAAACAAAGCGGTCTGTATTCTGGACTTTGGTTCGGATAAGACTTCTACCGCTGGTAATTTTACCATTGTGTTCCCGGTCCCAGACGCGTCTAATGCCATCATTCGCATTGCCTAAAGGTACGCCGTGGCCTCATCCATCGAGTACATTGGTTGGGGTTCTGGTCCTTGGGGTCGAGGTACTTGGGGCACGGATGTAATAGATGTAACAGTAGATGGCGTAGCTGCTACTGGGGCTGTTGGTAGTGTTTCAGTAGTTGCAAGCGCCTCTATAAACTTAGTTGGGGTTGTTGGAACGTCTCAACTAGGGTCAGTAAATGTAACCGCAGATGCAACTGTAGATGTTTTTGGTAACGAAGCGGCAGGACAGGTAGGAAGTGTCGCTGTTTTCGCTGACGCTATAGTCTCAGTAACCGGGGTAGAAGGTTTTGGCGTTGTAGGATACCCAGACTTTGCTGGCGACTCGATTGTAGACAGTTCTGGAGTAAGCGCCACTGGCGAAGTTGGTGCCGTAGCTGTAACTGGCCAAGCTCAAATAGATGCAACAGGAACGGCGGCTACCTCAGAGCTGGGTGCAGTTGAAGTTAACGCAGAAGCAATAATTAGCGTTACTGGGGTTGCGGCAACTGGGGCTATAGGCACGCCGGATGTATACCTAGATGAAACGGTATATGTAACAGGATTTGCAGCAAACGGGGCGGTTGGTAGCGTGTCCGTGACAGGAAGCGCAGTAGTAAATGTCTTAGGAGTATCGGCTATCGGGCAGGTTGGGTTTACGTTAATCTGGGGGCTTATAAATGATAACCAAGTTCCTAATTGGCAGACCATAAACGATGGGCAATCCCCCAACTGGCAAGGTATAAATGACAGCCAATCCCCTAATTGGCAAGATATAGCAGCATAAGGAATAGCAAATGGCAAGTACATATTCAAGCATTAAGATTGAGCTTATTGGCACTGGGGAACAGTCCGGCGTATGGGGCGACACCACCAATACTAATCTTGGCACCGCTATTGAAGAAGCAATTGTTGGTAGGGCTAACGCAAACTTTTCTACTGATGCCGACCTTACAATTACGCTGACGAACACCAACGCCACACAGGTTGCTCGTAACTACATCCTGAATGTAACTTCTTCGGTCAGCCTTACTACTACCCGCAACCTGATTGTGCCCACAATCAATAAGCCGTACATTATTGAAAATAATACTACCGGTGGTCAAAGCATTGTGGTAAAAACAGCTCTAGGTACTGGAGTAACCGTGCCTACTGGCAAAGTTGTCTCGCTTTATGCTAATGGTACGAATGTCCACCCGGCACTAGACTACCTGCCGGGTTTGGTTGTGGGGAACGGGATTCAGGGAGGGACGTTTTAATGGCACGACAGGTTACGGGGTCTATTTCTGGCCTTGGTGTCACCAATACTATTAGCATCAATATCAACGAAAGTCCAGTAAATGTGGCCGTTGCGGTGATGCTAAGCGATGGTGCAATTATGAAGTACACTGTTGAACACACGTATGAAGATGTTTGGCAGAATAAAAACCAAAGCAATTTTGTATGGTTTCCGTTTATTGAAAATCAAACAGCAAATGCAGATGGGTATTATGCGTTCCCAGTTACTGGAGTGCGGGTTCGTGTAATAGAGTATGTACAGGGAACAGCCACCATTAAGGTAATCCAAGCGGGGATTTAATGACAGCTCAATACTTTGCCAAGTCGTACGGTAAAGTATACGGGACGGGAGCGGCGGCAGCATCAGAGTACAGCGGGGTATTGCGGGTTTATAACTTCGCAACTCGTGAGCTAACTTGGGTAGTGACGCACAATCTTGGGACGTATAACTTTACCGCAACACTAACGGATACTAGCGGCAATCAGTTCTTTGCCAAAACAACGGCCGTTAGTAAAAATCAATTTGTTGTTTATCTAACTGAGCCGATGTCTGGCTCAGTCTTTGTGACGTTCGGCTTATGAAATATAAAATTGTAGTTGCTAAGCGAGACATCCATCTGGCATCATACATGAAGGCCCACGGTGCTGAACTCACAGAGTACCGGGATGGTAAATTTTACTTTGACAGCGCCCTTCCAGAAACGGAGTGGCGAGTGAAACACGCCGGAAGCGACGCTCTTCGGGTAGACCAAGAGCTTTTAGTTTTGCGGCGGTTTGTGGTATAGTAGGAACCCTGAGCCGTGTCGAGAAAACCTTTATATACAAAGTTTCTTG